CGGCCTGACCGAGCTTGGAGACTTCGTCGGCAAACTTTCGCGCCGTCTCTGCAGCACGCTGCAGATCGGCGGTGTCTACCTTGAAGCCTAAAAAGAAATTCTCTGCCATGTCTTAACCCGTCCCGGTAGTCGAATCTGTGGATGACGCGAGGAACACGTCATCGACCGCCTTGATTGCTTCCACTTCCCACGGGTCAAGCTGGACCCTCATGACATCGCAATACGCCCTTATCTCTGACCACGCGATTGGGTTCGGTCCGAACCCGTTCCCGCCTCGTCCATTGTGAAGCTGGATGAAGTGGTTCCAGAGGTAACGCAGCGCCGTTGGAAGATCGGGTCCGTCCAGAGTCTTGCCAGTTCGCTTGGCAACGACGGCGTAATGCTCTGCCAATGCAGAACCACCGACGTTGCGTGCGAGATTGAACTGGTGTTTGGCATAGGCGATCAGCTCTCCAACGACGCTCGCAAAAAATTTCTGCGATTCGCCACAAACGTGTCGACCTGCTCACGCAAGACCGGATACGAGACGTACAACGCCCGCGCCACCTCGGTCGAGAACGCAATCTCGGTGCCTTCGGTGTCGAGGACGTTCTCCCAGCCCACGGTCATTGCCGCGAGCATATCCAGCGAGTCCTTCTCGACCTCTTCCATGTCGAGGTCGTTGATCCGCTTCGGGTCGTTGCCACGAGCAAACCGCTTCTGAATCTGCTTGCGGGAGAACTCGCGGTAGACGTCGCTGTCCGGGCCGCGCAGCCGGATACGCACTGGCTCGCCGTTCTTGGCAATCAACGGCTCGTCGCCGTCGAACTGCTTCACGGTCATCAGTACGCCGGTGTCGGCGAGGGACTTGGTGTCGATCTGGGGCAGGTCAAATTTCATGTGGCTTTCCTATGAAGTGGGGCAGCCCGGGGTCGCCCCCGGGCCACCGTGGGTGGTTTTACGCGCTGCGGGTAATGATGATCGTGCCGTCGTCCGCCGCCCCAGCCGCCTCGTGATAGAGCGCTTGGAACGGCGACTGCAGGATGACACCGCCATCCGGACCGACCGTCTTGTTCGCGCCCATAAGTTTCACGCGGCCCATGGCGAACTTGAGGTAGTTGGCTCCACCGGCCTCGTTCAACGTCACCTCAATGCCGATCTCGGTCTCGTTGAGGAAGTAGTTCAGCATCGTGAGGTTTTCGAAGTACGCGGAGATCGTGCCGGTCACGACAAAGCGACCGTAGAAAATCTCTGGGACGGTCACGCTGCCGACTACTGGAGTGCTGGAGAGGTTGTTCTGGATCGTGAAGTCGAGCGACGTAATGATCGCCGACGCCGCGCCCTGTACCGTCAACGAACCGTTGACGCCAGAGAGAAGGCCGGTCGTCGCCGCGGCGGCAGGGGAGAGGTAGACCGGGGAGCCAGCGGTCGATGTGCCAGACATATTGATGCCCTGCACGCCGAAGTTGACGGTCGCCATCCCGTTGGGCGGCATTGATACCGCCACATCGCTGATGCGGCAGCCAACGAACGTCTCGGAGACGTCGATGTCGGGGTAGACCTGCTCGATGGTGAACGAGGTCTGCGTGGTTCCCGGCTTCAGCTTGTTGCTGGCAAACGTGCCGCGAAGCGCAGCGGCGAAGAAGTCGTCGTAGGACGTACGCGACAGTTCGCCTTGGATGTTGCCAGCCACCCGACGCACGCCGTGGCGCATATCGTAAATCTGCTGGTCGGGGCGAACCTCGTTGGAGGTGAAGGCTTCCTTCGTCAGCGCGAGCGACGAGGAAACACGGCGCAGCTGAGTGCCAGCGGCAGCCGACTGCGTACCGAGAGTGGTCTCCGGGGCATACACCACCCGGACGTTAACGTTACTTTGCAGAGGCATTTTGGGACTCCTTTAGTCGTTGTCCCGATGCCGGGACCAAATGAAAGTTAGTTGATCGTGTGCCCAATCATCGTGACGATGACTGTGCCGTTGAGCCAATCCGGTTCCTGTGTCAAACCGACACGCTCCACCTGCTGTACGGTGGCAGCCATGCCGTTGTATGACACGACGGTTCCGGGTCGGAAGTGCTGCATAATCGACCCTGCGAGACTTTCCAGAGCGACGGTTCCCGAGTTCACGGGGTAGTGAAGCGTGAAGTTCGCCGTGACGGTGTGGGCGATATACCCACCCAACCCCGACGCCATCACATCGGACGACACCGGGATAATGCTTTCAGTCACGTACGGCTCGCCCTTCACGGGCGTGAATTCGCGTCCTTCCCATGCAACATCGGGCAGTCCTGCCAGAGATTGCATCAGGTTACGCACCGCGGAGCGAAGGTCTTTGTGAAACGTCGCCGCGCTCATCTTAACTCCTTCATGAGCCTAGTCACGACCGACTTGGCTCGCTTGACGTTGCGCGTAACAAAGAACCGCCCGCGCATCCGACGCGTGCCGAACTCGACATAGGGACCGTATTCAGCGTTGTTCGTCATCCAGAAAATGTCGCCCGCTTTGACGCTCGCTGCAACGATAGACACCTTCGTGTCAGCGTTGCCGCCGGTCGACGCCGCGGGAGCGCCAATCGACGGCTGCCACGACGAGCGCAGAAAGCCGGTGTCCACCGGCGTATCCTTCACGACGTTGACAGCAATCTCTTGGCAGGTCTGCCGTGCAAGTGCATTCATGTCCCCTTGGAACTTGGATGCCCACTTCGACAGCTGCAGGTTGAACTCACGACCGTTGCCCATCTAGCGCTCCGCGTAGCACTTCGTGTAGGGTGAGCCGTCCCCTGCAGGGTTCAGGTCGCTTACCCAGATCACGGACCAGTCGTTCCCAGCCCAGCGAATCTTGTCCCCCGGCTGTGGCGTCGTGCCGAGCCGCGGGGCAAGGTGAAACTCAAGAATGTTCCGGCGCTCTAGCGACCCCAACGCAAACTCCGAGTCCTTTCCGGGCGGCAGAGCGACCCCTTTCATGCTGAAGGTGGTCGATACCGCAGTCTCGGTCTGCGTGACAGGGTTGAACGCGCTCGCCGTCTTACGGGTAAAGGTCACCGTCGCACCCTTACGTGAAAGCAGGGTGTGGGCGGTGTTGGCTTGGGCGGCGTAGGTCGACACCGGCTACTCCGTACTCAAGTCCACCTCGGGATGGTCATTCATCCCGATCCGGAACTGGGAAGGCATCGCCGGTTCGGTCCACAAAGGGCCGAGGATGCTGTTGGGGTCACGGACGTACTGCTTAAGCAGGTTCTGCGCGAACGTCCACACCTTGCCGGTGGGCGCGTTGTCAGCATACGTCACGGAGATCGGTCCGACGCTCTCGCTTGTGACCATACCGCCACGCGACTCATCGGCGTACAGCGCCTCGGTCAGTCCCTTAAAGGACAACTCGGCACACGCCTGTTTCACGCGGGCAGGCACGCCTGCGACCTCGTAGTCAGACCAGTCGGTCAGGTCCGCACGCGGGAACTCTAGCGTCTGCGTCGTTTTGAGGCGCTGTCCCTTGTAGCGGTTATAGGTGTCGATCCAGCCCGTTGCCAAGCGAATCGACGCCTCAATCTGGAAGTCCTCGTAGTCCTCCCAGCGATAGTTTCGGTTGCTGGCGAACGTCTTAAACTCGGCGAGCGAGATGTAGGCGTCCGCGTTAGACAATCCGGTTCCGTCCTCAACGGTCAACGCCATATCTCACCTCACGCCATTCGCGCCAATTCCCGCTCTGCCTGCTCCTTGGGGAGCGGACCAGCGAGGACTTTGCCAGCCGCATCAATCACTTCGAACCGCCCGAAACCCTTGTGCCGAAGCGTAGGGCCACGAGCCTCTTCCACCACCGGCGTCGCCTCACGAGGCGGCGCTGCCGACGGCTTCACCTTGATGACCGGGGCCGCAGGCTTGGCGCTTGCGACCTCGTCGGTAACTTCGATCATGCGAGCGTCGTACATCTGGCGCAGTCGCCGTGGCTCAATGCCTTGTACGCTGACCGGATCATCGAAGTTGTACGTCACGCCGTTCATTACGAACGGGCGACCGGCCTTATAACTGCTGTCTAGTGAGAACGGGCGTCGCTGTGTCATGGCTTTCCTACGACGGGCGTTGAAGGGGAAGGCGGGGCGGGTAGCGCATACACGCCACCCGCCCCAACCCAGCTAGGCGACGACCGTGCGCCAGAACGCGCCGAGATCAGCCGACACCAGCTTCTGGTCGAAGCTCATGTCGATCTCAACGCGGTCACAGCCGATCTGCTCCAAGCGGAACGACTTAATGCGGTTGCCGTCAACGCCCGAGCCGAGGAGGCCGGTCCACGAGAACGTGTAACCAGCGGTCGGCGTCATGAGACCCGGGGAGGTCGCGGCGTGCACGAGCAGCGCAGCCTTGCCACCGATGAAGGAGTGCGAGGCCGACTGACCTTCCTTCGCGGTGTTCTCCACGGCATTCATGACCAGCACCTCGTCCACGTTGAACAGGCGGGCGAGGGTGTCGCTGCCAGCCATCGCGGGCGAACCGACACCGGCCTGACCGTACTTGATCCGGTCAATGATGTCGGGGTGGTCGAGGAGCGCGTCGTACACAGCACGGCCCACCACGAGCTTGTTCGGCTCGTAGCCGGTCGACTGGGCAATCGCACGCTTGGCACCACGGATGTCCTCAATCGGGGTCGAGGCAGCGTCATTCCACTGCT